AAACGGGTCAGAAACAACCTTCACTCCTGGAGTCGGAATTCCATCTTCAGACCCCTCAATGCTTACGCCAGCCGGGTTCTGAGGTGTAATAACCGCCTCACCGACGTTGACGCTGAGCTTGGTCGGGTCCAGAACCGGAGGTGGGACGCCGCCGTTAACCTTGGCCACTGAGCACCGTCAAGTCGAGACCGCGATGCATCTTCTTCAGTGACCAGATAAGGCCGTCCTGATCACCGCCAGTCTTGTTGGTTGGGTCTCCCCACAAATCTTTCGCATACTGCACGATTCGAGACGTGAAGATTGCTCCCATCTGGCCGTTGTTGATGAAGCTTTCACTCTGAGACAGACCGTCCACACTGACCGATCTGGATACCACTCCAGGTCCGTAGATTACGTCCCCAATTATTGCCAACACATCAATACACGCCTTCTTGCAGACAGCGTCCGCGAGCTGGTTGGGTACCTTCCCCGGCTCCCAACCTGCGGTGTAGTAGACGTGAAACAGCTGCGGCAGATATTGGAGGTTACGGTAAATGATGGGAAGGTATGTTCCTCCCTGCCCCAGCAACGCCTGAGCAAGAGAGCCCCCGCTTGGCACAATCTGCACCTGCCCACCATTACGGTCAACACGGAGCCAGTCATTCGGAAAGGTGAACAGGTAGTTACCAGTCGGGTAGATTGCATCAATGCGGAGAACAGATTTGATGGGAACACGATTAAGCTTGAGAAAACTGTACTGCAAGAAGTCGGAAGCGTAGTAGTCATGCGGCTCGTCGTTAATCACCTCGTCCCGGATCGAGAGGCCAGTCTCATCCTTCACGTAGTTGATCGCGTTCTCAATCCAGTAGTCGAAGAAGCCGTCGTCAACGCCGTTGATCTGGATGCCCACAAGATAGCGGCTCTTGAGCAGCGCGGCGTTAAGGTTCGCCACGTCGAACGTTCCACCACGAATCTGTCCGTCGAACTGCTGAAGAGGCATCTCTGTCCTCCCTACTTCTTCACACGCTTGCTCGTACGACTACGCTTATTCTTCTTGAGCTTCAGCTCCTTCTTCCATTCCGGGTAGCGAGAGCCGAACAAGGCCTGAGAGTCACCGACGTTATTGCGGACAATAACGTAACCACCGTCCGTACGCGTAAAGGGCTGCGTAAGACCGCCCGCACGGTTTGGGTTGACCGCCGTCAGGTAATCCATAGGTCCGCTGCCATTCGGGTTCTCCCACAGTGGCAAAATGAAATTGGAGAGCGTAATGAGCTTGTTGAGCACCTGGATGATGTTCTCATCCGTCTCAACAGGGTCGCAGGCCTCCATAGCCACCTGCGCGTAGGCCACACCGTCGATGACCAACTTACCGTAAGTGTCAACCCAGTAATTGGCCCACGGGTCCCGCAGTGCTTCAAGGACTTCGTGGGACAAAACTGAGGCCACACTATTAGGGCCTTCGAGGCTCAGTGCTTTGTTGTCCAGCGAAGGAGACGCGAAAACCCATCCTCGGATGTAGCCGTCCGAGGACAGGTCATGATAGCCCTCTATGCCATCATCGTCCTTCGGCGGATCGTCGTTGAGAACGAACACATTTGTCTTCATCGGAGGGTCACTCTTTCCGATGAAGGTCAGACTGGGAACGTTCACGCCCCAGCTCGAGGCTACTTGAATCGCGAGCTGTTGATGAACGGCTTCCGTCATGACATTCGCGTCGTCATCACTGATCCGCTTCGAGGCGTTCTGCACGTAGATGACCATCTCGCGCTCCTTCAGCTCTTCTTCAGCTTCTTCTTGGCCGACTTCGTGCGTGCAGGCTTGTCTTTGGTCGCCTCTCCTTCGCTGTCGTCGGCGGACAGCTCAAGATCCTCGTCGTTCAACTCCTCGTCGTCGACATCACCCTCTTCCTCATCCGGGGGAAGACCGTGAACCTTGTAGCCACGCACCCCCGCTTTGAGGAATTCCCTGCCCACATCGTCGTCGACTTCGCAGTTGCCCTTCTTGTCGAAGACCAGCTCACCCCACCGTGAACTCGTCGTCTGGCCAGCCATGTGCGGATTGTGAAGAATCGCCATCGTAGGTCCTCGCTTTCTCGTGTTAACAGAACAAGAGGGGCGGCAGGGGTTCGGGTTCCTGCCGCCCCTCCCTCACCACACGCCTACGACTAGTCGTCGAGGACGTTGATGTAGATGACGTTCCTCCGCGGCGAGTAGACGATCGGAGTGCCGTAGAGGAGCTGCATCCAGCGCACCGACGCCGCCAGAGTGGCGAGCGGAATCTTGATCATCGGCGCGAGCTGGCGGAACGAGAGGTTCTGCAGGTTCATCTGAAGCATGAAGGCGTTGGACGTTCCCGGCAGGTTCAGGTTGAGGTCCGTGAACGTCGTGGTCGCCGCACCAGGAACACGCGGCACGGCCACCATGAACTGCGCCTGGCCCACCGCCGTGTCGATCGAGCGCGTGCGATAGACGTAGTAGCCGGTTGCCGTGTCCGTACCACCACCATCGGTGATGGTGACCGTAACGGAGTCACCCGCCGCCACGACAGCCGACGCATTGCCGTTGGTCGCTGCCGACTCGCCGAAGCGATTGACCGACGTGACACGGTAAAAGTACGTCGCCGCGTCACCTGCACGGAACTTCGAGCCCGCGATCGGACCCGCGTTGTCCACGACGGTCACCGTAGCCGGCGCCGAAGGCGAACGGCCGGAGGTCGCCGTCGTCGGAGCCGTCTTGACGGAGTTGTTCTTGCCCGAACGAAGGAAGATGTCGTTCTGGAAGTTGATCAACCCCGCGTTGGTCTGCATGGCCGTGACCGCGAGGCCCACCTTGCCATCGATCGCGGCGGGCAGGTTCACGCGCTCACGCGGATAGAACTGCTTGGCCACGTCCGAGAGGGCGCGCGGCGCGAGATACAGATCGGTCGGAACGCCGTAGTTCTCCACCACGATGTTCGCGCCTTCCTCCAGCGCGTCCTCCGTGAGCGGACCACCACGCATATCGAGCACGTTGTTCGCCGCCGCCACCGGGTCGTCCGTGATCTGCTTGTACAGACCGTCGAACTCCTCCGGCACGACGAGCGAATTGCCCGAGAACAGCTTGCGCTCGATCGTCTCCAGCAGCTTCACCGCACCGTTCTGCGTCTCGAGCGCGATGACATTGCCGTGAGCCGGGCGAACGAGCATCTGCGGATGCGTGACTTCCTTCTGGATGCCCATGAACTTCACCTGGGCAACCTTGCGCTCGTACGTCGCGTCGCTGGCTTGCGGCAGCTCACCCTCGCGAGTGAAGATGCCGGCGTCAGCACCGTAGCTCGATTGGATGGTGTACTCTTCGACCGTCGAGAAAGCCGGCAGCTTGGGCATCGCGCGCCACAGCTTGATGTTGGCCTGCGTGAACGTCACGATGCGCAGCGTGGCTTCCAGCGACTCCATTCGGAGCGCAGCACCACCGAACTGGCCAGGGCTCTGGTAGCCGGCGCTGAGCGCTTTGTTGATGTCGTCGACCATGCCGAACGGGTTCATTCCGAACCCAGCGGCACCTTCGTAATCCTTGAGGCTGACTCCACCGTACATGGTGATCTCCTTTCAGCACGCCCCTTAGTGGAGGCTGCCCTCAATCATCTGTTGGACCTCGGGCGGCAACACGTCGAGCGACTTCGTCATCTCGAACTCCGTCACCAGCTCGGGGCGGACCTGACCCTTCGACGCCAGCTGCACGAGCATATCCATCGACTTGCGATACTGCGCTTCGTCGAGGGCCTGCGACGCGCCTTCTGGCTGCTCGAACTCGCGCTCTTGAACGTCACCCTTGTTGAGCAGCGTCTTTCCACGCTGCACGACAGGAGTGTTCGCCAGAGCCTTGCGCAGCTTGCGGATCTGTTTCCCCTGCTCCGTCACCAGACCACCCATCAACGACATGGCCTTCGCCATCTCGTCATTGAACGTGAACTGGTATTTGTGTGACGCGGAAACTGACTTCGTGAGACCTTCGACCGCGTCACTGACGGAGTCCGCCAACTGCTCCAAGAACGCGCTGGCGTCGATGTGCTCCTTGACCTCCTCGTTCTCCATCATCGACTTCTTGATGGAGTGAGTGGGGCGCTCCGACTTGCCACTCTTGCCCTTCTTTTTCTTGAACGGCTTGGGAGACTCACCGATGCTCTCCTCCTCACCGCCCGACAACTCTGGCGACGAGGTCTCAGCCGGCGAATGTTCCTCGGACGACTCGTCGGCTTTGCCCTTCTTCACCGACTTGCCGCCCTTACCCTTCTTGGACATCTTCAGCGGTGGAGACGATTCCTCGTCAGACGACTCCTCTGACGAAGATTCCTCGGACGACTCCTCACCGCTCTCCTCGTCCGCCTTCTGCACGTCAGACTCTTCCTCGTGCGAGGACTCCGCGTGGCGAGCCTTCTTGACCTTCTTCGAGGGCTCACCTTCGCTGGCGCTGACCTGCAGCTCCTTGCCGTCGCCCTCGGTGGCGAAACCACCGTCGGCGTCGCGCATCTCCTTCGGAATGGCCGCCTTCTCCACGCGCTCGAGAGCCTTGATCAGGTTCTCGTGCGTGGGTCCTGCGGCTGGCTTTTGCTTCTTGCCCATGTTCGCCGCTCCTTTCGGTTAGCCGTAGAGGCCAACCACCGCGGCGAAGGTCGTAACACCAGTAATGGTGTACACGACAACACCGTTGATGGTGAGGTTGGAGGCGCCGCCCGCGACCGCGCCCAACGCGATCACGTCGCCCGGCTGCAGCTCCAACTCCAGCTCCGTCACCTTGTTCGGACCCGCTGCGTCGCTGATTGCGAGCAGCGTCTGCCCACCAGCCGTGGGACGGGTATCGTTGAACGTACCCGCCACACCAGCCGGCTGATACTGCGAGGTGGGGGACGTGACGCTGATTCCCTGAGGCACCGTAAACGACTCACCCTGATTGATGGCAAACAGGGGCCGATCGGCGCCGAAGATGATCAATGGATGACCGATTCCCATAGTAGTTCTCCTTGTTGGTTACTTCGTCACCAGCGACCCGCGAGCCGCGATCAGGTGGATTTTCGTGACGGTGCTACCCGCCGCTGCACCAAACGTCGAGGTCCACACGAACACCTTGACGGTGCCAGGTCCGGTGCCAGGACCGACGCTCAGGAAAGCGGCAAGCGCAGAAGGCGCCTGTCCCAGACAAGCGACGACTTCTTGCTTGATCTGCTCACCATCGCGAGGACCGAAGAACCCCACGGGGAACTCCGCCGATGGTCCCGTGATGGTGAGCGGGGTGTTGAGGTCACCGAAACCGAGAAGGCCGAATTCTTGCGAGCCGTTCCCAGCCAGTGGCGTTTGATCTTTGGGCATAACCTTGCTCCTTTGTCTACGTGTTCAGGAAACTCGCAACGCGGGCAATCCGAGCGCAGACCTCCTCGCTGTATTGCGGGCGGATCGCGCGCAGAAACGCCACTGCCTCGCTGAGCGTCATGCCTTTACGCGTATGGCTCAGCAGTCTCGTCTTCTTCTGCTTCTTCCCTCCTTCGAGGCTTTGGGCGCGCAGGGCCGCGCCACCCGTTCCTCCAGGGTTGGAGTTGCCTGCTGCAAGCGCCTTCTTGAGACGCTTCGCAAACGACTCCTCGATCTCGTCCGGTGAAGCGAACGCTTTGGACACGAGGTCCCAAGTACAATCCGTGTTCACAGGGCAGTTCGTCACTGCCACATTACGGACCTTGGCGCGCAGGATACGATTATCGTATTCACTGCGCTCCAGAACTTTGCCCTCGATCGAGAAGCCCAGCCGTCGAGGCGTGTTCTTCAGCGCCTTGGCGAGCTGCACAATCTTTTCCGAGGGAGGATATCCACGGAGTAAGTAGCCCTCCGTGTACCAACCGCGGTCCTCATGCAGCTCCGCTTTTTGGGGGATACCGACGATGTCAACGGTGCCTTGCTTGTGGTTGTCGTTGAAGTAGCCGTGGTGCACGAATTCGGAGAAGTCGAGGCCTTTCTGAACCACCACCTCGTCTTGGCGATCTACTGACTCTGTCGAGCAATAGCCCTTGATGGTGTAGCCCGCAGGCACTTTGTTCTCGTCGGAGCTTTCCTCCTCGTCGAGCCCACCCTTGGAAAAATCAAACTCGACGACATTGGGCACCCACAGCGAGAACTCGCCCTTGTCGATGATCTCCGAGACGATATGATTTGCCCTCAACGTGCACCCCTTTCAACAACTCTACGTAAACACATGGGAAGAATCAACTGCCTTGACGATTACCGGGCGCTGCGGTAGCCGACGGAACTGCGTAGCAAACCACTCCTCGTAGGTCGGAAAATCAATAGACCTCTCAGCCCCCTGGCTCATGATCCGCCACGGAAGACGATGTGGATACTCCTGCACCCACTCCAACCGGCGCATGCAATGCTCTCCGTAGATGGTTGGCAAGAGTGAGCCGATAGCGTTCACAAAATCCTTCACCGTCAACTTGCCTACCTCCCGCAGCAGAGCGGGGTCGTAGTAATGCCAGTTGAATAGGTACTGATGAAACACATTCCGATATCCGCGGAATGTGAGGCCTAAGCAGAAGCTGTTGTCGATGGCGGCGAAGGGGACCGCTCGTTTGGGCCTCACCATCACGTTCTTGCCGTGGCGGTCACGACTGTTCGCAATGATGTCGAGCATCGTTAGACGCTTCCACGCCTCTTTTGGGGCGGCCTGATAACACACTTTCTTGATGTTGGTGTAGAAGTCGTCGCGGTCCTTATTGAACACCTTGCTGTCGTACGACCGAACGTGAAAGCCAGGAACCCAAAGCTGCGCGGAGCTGGTCTCACCATCGTGCTTTATCTTGTAGGTTTCTGGTACCACGCCAGGGTAGATCAGCTGCGAGACGTGGTACATCGCCTCTTCACGCTCAGGGGCCAATACAGTAGGAAGCTTGCGAAACACACCATCGTGCATCGCGCGCTTGATGATCGCCTTCCACCCGTCAGCATACTCAGCCAATCGAGCGTGAAAGCGCCCCTCTCCGATCTTGGTGACCTTGATCGGTTTGGTGGTCTTAACCGCTTTCTCAAATTCGGTCACAGTGACGGTACCCCCTGCAGCACCTTCTTGCACTGCTCCAGCGCCTGAGTAATGGACTCCCTGTCCTCGGGTGAAAGGTGTGGAGCAAGTGTGAGGAGGTCCAGCCACACTTCTTTGATGCCCTCCTTCACTTCGTCCACACGTGCCTTTAACACCCGTTGTTGGTCCATTTTAGTGCTCACACTCGTGGTCCGCCAAAAGCCGGTCCAGTGCAGACACCTTCAGCGCCTTCTCTAGGCCCTTCCAAACCAGTTTGCCCTTGTCGTCGAAACCGTACCCTTTCGGCATCTCTTGCAAAGAGCACCGGCAGAATGGATGAACTGAGTCCAATGTCGGCTTCCACTCTGTCGCCGCGGAACCACTGAGCGTTGGACGGTTGGCTTTACGATCGTGGTTCGTCCCGTTAGCCACAAGGTCCGACAGCCGGAATACGCGCGGTGTCACCCCATCTTCTTCGAGGTACAAAATCCGGCAATACGGGCACGCGTCTGGTCGTGGGCGCTTGAACACAAGAGGGTCTTTGTCAGCGGAGCGCTGGCGGATCGCCGCTGCTTTGCCCTCCTGAATCCAGTTGTTCAATTCTGTGGCTGCAACAATCGTCCAGTCCTTACGAAGGTCGCGCGTAGCTTTCCGCAGACGCGCCGCGATTTCACGCACACCTTCTCGTCGTGCGGCTCCTTCAGACGTTATCTTGGATATTGCGTGGTCACGTAATCTGCGGATGTGCTTGTCTGCTTCAGCCAAGGCTCTGTGAAACTTCCGCTGCAGGTCAAGTGACATCCCATTGACATGGCTAACCATGTGGTCTGTCACGTCGCGAACAGTCCTCTGGTCCCGTGCGGATAAGCCGGCCGCAGAAGAGTTGAGGAAGGCCATAAACGCGCCCAGCGAGATCGTCGCATCATGGTCAGGACCGTGCTTCGCGGCGAGTAGCCCATACTCGTAGGCTCTCTGGATGAGAGACATACGTGGGGCGGGGAGACGGCCCTTCGAGCGAAGGCGTGACAGCTCCTCTGGAGGGATGGCCACGTCACCACCAAGCTCAACCATAAAAGCAAAATGCGTGTCTCGAATAAGGTCGAGGATATCACGCACCTGCTTCCTACTGAGCAGCGACGAGCCCATGCTCCTCCTTCACTTGCGCGAGAGACGTGCGCTTCCACTTGCGAAACTCCAAGATGTGCAATTCAGTGGTACCGAAAAGCTCCATCTTCTTAGTGTCCGAAAGCTTGACGAAGTCATCCTCACCCTTCAGCCAGTGCGGCACCTCAATACCGAACTTCGCGCACCAGTACCGGAGCGCAGGGCGCACGTGCTCCACGTAGTTCTTGCGTGCGGTAGTGGTATCAGGAACCACGTCACGGATGAACGGGCGGTGGTAGTGACGGAGCTGGTGTTTCAGTTCATCCTTGTCTGCGATGTGCACTACCATCGAAGGCGTGATGAGCTTCAAGCGCTCCCTACCCGTGCGAGCGTCTTTCGTGACCACGGCCTGAAAATGGTCTTCACGAAAATTCCGTCGGTCGATGAAGTTCACTTGGCCCCTCCTTTACGTGGTTGCTTCTTCTTGGGCTCTTTCTTCGCTTTGGGCCTTTCTGTCTTCTCGTCGACGGCAGGTGCCTTCTCATGCTCTTCTCGCTTCGCGGGCGCCACATACGGCGTGGTTTCCACTTTCTTGAGCCACTTGAGCCGAGATTTCAGACGGTCGATCTTCTCTGCAACCTCAGGCTCCTTCTTGTCCAGTTCCTTACTCATTACCTTGATAAGTGCTTCAACACCCGCAATACGACTACCCAACTGCTCTCGAGCGCGCTTCTCACGCCAGCTTTTACGGTCCTTGGCTTTATCGAACTCAGCCGTCAGGTGAGGTCCAAGAGTCTTGCGCGCCTCTTGGTTGATAGCCACGTCCGTCAAATTGCGATCAGCAAGCAGAATAGACGCCAGGTCTTCACCTGGCTTCATCGACGCAGCAATATCCGCAAAGTTGCGATCGTGCTCTTCCGAATAGAGTTTCCGTGTACGCCGACGATGCTCGTCTGGTGAGATGCCACCCAAAAGCGCTTTGACCTTCTCGTTGGCGTCATCCTCCCACGTTGCGTCGTCCCCGAGCAGTGCCTCACTGATAACCTGCTTAGCCGCCAGCTTCTCCTCGATGATCGAGTCGTACGTTCCAGACATCATCATCGAAGTGATGCGAACGTTTCGCTGCTGCTGGATACGCTGCACACGACGCATCGCTTGCAGTTTCTCAGCCGGCGTCCACGGGTTGTCGAGAAACACCATGTGGTTCGGTTTCTTCTGAAGGTTGAGGCCCGCACCCCCACTCTTCATACCGATGAGCACGATCTTGATCTTGCCGTTGTTGACCGCTTCCTGTATGTACGCGCGCTCCTCGGGTGAGGCATCCTGGTCAATGACCGCGACCTGATTGTCGGTGTCCACACCAGCCTGGCGCAAGCGACGCTGAAGAAGGTCAAACGCCTTTACCGTGGACCCAAAAACCACCACAGGTTCTCCGTCGCGACCCCACCCGCCACTAAAATGCTTCTTGATCTCGTCCACTGCCATATCGAGCTTTGGCGCGGGCGAATCCAAGCCATAGGTCGGGTCAATCAGCGCGGGTGAAATCGCAGCCTGACGCTGCAAGGTAACTTTCAACAGGCGCTTGATCAGCACTGCCTGACGCTCACTCATTGGCTCGTGCGGTTCGAGCTTGCCCTGCTTTCTCCACCGTGACTCGATAATACGGAGACGAGCATCAGCGATGCGGTCGATGCCTCCGCCAGGCATGAAGTAGTCTCGCTGGCTGAGGTTGTTCTCACCGCGGCGCGTATCAGGCTTCAAGTCGTGCCGCAGCTGTGACGGAGGAGGTGGCAACCACTCCTTGAGCTGTGGTGCTACGTCTTCGTCGTCCACCTCTTTGATGAAGACGTAGGGCTTCAGACGAGCGCGAAGCTCAGCCAGCTTGTCAGGATTGGCGATCGTGCGTTTACCAGTCTCCTCATCATAGACGGTGTTGGAGAGGGTCCCCTCCCACTGCGCGCGGTCGCCCACTTTACCCGGATTGATGAGATTGACGAGGTTGAATGTATCCAACGGCGAGTTGGGCATCGCCGTTCCCGTCATACCTAGAGCGTACTCTTTGTCCTTGAGCAGCTGCGACAACAGACGATGTCGAACACCGGCTTGCTCGATCTTCTCCGCGCCGCTCTTGTAGCCACCACTGTGAAACTCATCAATGGTGACCATCGAGTTCTCAAGCTCATTGAGCGTTTCGATCAGCTCGTTGTCCATCCCCTCATCTTCAGCTTCGACGCCAGCCAGACCTTCTTTTGGCTCTGTCAGCGTACCGCTAGACATGATGATGAACTTGGCTTGCCGCGCGAAGTCACTACGCAACATCAATTTGCGTTCCTCGAGCGAGTAGGGCGACAGGTCTAACACCTGCTGCGGCGAAATTCCCGGAGCGTAGGTGCGAATTTCCTCTGGCCACTGTGCCATCAGCCCTGGCGGAAGGATGAGGATGTTGCGCTCGATCTTCCCTTCGTCGAGTAGCCGACAGGTCGCGGCAATGACCGTTGCTGTCTTGCCCAACCCCATGTCAAAGCCAAGCAAGCCTCGCTTGACAGTGCCAATCCAGTTGACGCCCTGAGCTTGCCACGTAAACGGAGCTGGCTTTATCGTGGTCCCATCTTCACGAGTGAGAGGTTTGTCCCAAAAACCACCCTTCATGAAGGGGCTGAAAGAGAACTTCACGTCCTCTTGCGACTTGAGAATACGATCGCGCTCGCGCTGTTCCTTGACCAACTCCTCACGGAGCTTCTTCACATCCTTCGGCTTCAGCGTCCCGCTCTGTTCATCGAAGAGCTTGTTGAGGCCGACGCTTTGACCGTTGTTGAACTTGTTGGCGCTTGCAGCCACCACAGAGCCAATTTCGTGAAGACGGTTAATGTAGTGCTTGACCTCTGTAGGAGTGGTGTTGAGCTTCTTCACCAGCTCTTCACGAATGACCTTCTCAGCTTTGGTGGGCTGGGCCTTATCACGAAGCTCGTTATTCCAAGCATCCTCAGTGTCGAAGTCGCCATTGGGATGCCGCGTCGACGCCATGATCGACGCAATGTACGCGGCACCTAGCTGCACCACGTTCATGCGCTCGACGTTGACCATCGGACGGTCACCCTCGATGTCCTCCCCCTCACCAGACACTGCGTTCAGATACTCGGTATCCGGTTGCATCGTCCCTTGGAGGTGCAACGTGCCGTTCGTGTCGTTCTTGGAGCGGCGTCTCTTGGTCTGTCCCTTCTTGGGGATGAACATCAGACCAAGATCGCGCATCACAAGAATTGCTGCTAACGCAGTATCCTGGGAGTTCTCACCGTGGGCGAAATCGTCGTACAGAACTTCAGCGTCGTCTTTGGACTTCTCGATGTCGTAATTGTAGTGGTTGACAGCCTGCTCGTACTCCATCGCACGCTGCTTCAGCGCCTCCTGCACAGCCGGCTGCTGAGATGCTTTTTGGTATTTCTCGTTGAGGTCGTCCCAGAGCTTGATAACGTCGTCTTCCTTGTACCGCTCAGGGTCCGAAGCGACAACGTTCTCAACGAAAAATCGGCGCTGCCAATCGTGCAGGGCCATGTGGTGGCCCTTCTCACCGAACACGTTCTTTATCTGTGTCTCAGCATGCACCGATTTTTCGTTAATACCTAAATCCTCCAACTCAGGGAGGAACAACTGATTGCGTACGATTTCGATGGTGGCAAGGTCGTCCTCATCAAACTCACCACTCGCGCGCATCGCCTCCATCGTCTCCTCGTTCTGCCCAAGGAAGATTGATGGGGCGAGTTGCTTCTGAACATGCTCCGCAACCTCTTCGTCCGAAGCCTCGTGGCTCTCATCGTGACCCGGAGGGGGCTGGGTACCGTAGACGATCTTTCCCGTCTTGGTACGGTAAAATTTGCCACCACGAGAACCAGGCTGGCGGACCTCCTCACGCTTCTTCTGTCCTGGAGCTGAAGGCTTCGCAGGCTTGGGCGTTGCCTTCGCCTTGGCTGACGGTGCTTTGGCTTTTGCCCCAGGAGCGCCCGCTTTCATAAGCGTGTCACTGTGGCCTGTGGATATCGTGAACACTAAAGACTTGTCCACAGTACGCGCGTTTTCCAGAATATTCGCCAAGCCCTCTTCGAGGTCGGAGATATGGCGGAGATAGCGGTCGCGCACCTCATGAAACAGGTGCGCAGGGACAGGATCGGGAAAGTCGCGCGGAGTCACACGCAACTGTGCCTTGATGACAAAATCGTCATCGAGAGGCATCCCCTCCAAGAACAGCTTATTGCGGTCTCCAGCCATCAGTCACCTTTGCTGTGGGCCTCACAGCAGCCCACTATAATCGTGTTAACCATAGTGGGCTGCTGTGGTCCGTTCTACTCCTCGGTCTCTTGCTGAGCCGGCTCCTCATCCGTGAGGCCTACCTCATCGAGAGGAACGCCGTTCATACGAGCGATCTCCCGAGCGATGGCGTCATCACCGCCAGGACCGTTGGACTTCGTGATGGTCATCAGCGGCGACTGAAAGCCCTTGGCGTAGCTGCCGACGTTGCCAGCGTTGTTGTGTCGTGGAACGCCGTGCACGCCGCGGGTCGGGGTCTTCGTGCCCGCCTTCGGCTTGCCGTTGTGGCCAGTTCCGCCACCGTGCATCTCCGTCACCGCCGTGCGGGCAGGCTTCTTCTCGCCGTGCTTCTGCTTGCCCTTCGGAGAACCACCCACGCCCTTGCGGTGAATCTCACCCTTCGTCATCGCCTCTTGGACATCGGAGACGGTGATGTCGGATCCGCAATGACGGCATGGGAAGCACTCCTCACCTTCCTCTTCATCACCACCCTTGGCGACCTCACCGGAAGCGTCAGCAACGGATTCCTCATCCGCCTCCGCCGTCTCCAGCTCCTCACCGCCTTCCGCCTTGGAAATCTCGTCCGAGGACTCTTCATCCTCATGACGCTTGGCCTTCTTGACTTCGTCGTTCTTCTTGGCCTTGTTGTGGCTTTTGAAGATGCTCTCGAACGTGCCCTTCATAGTCGTTCCTCCGTTGTAGAGCGATGACACCACATCGCTCACTGTGTTCACTGATTTCCCAACCGCCGAGGAGCGCGGTGTTGGCGCCGCTGGTCTCGGAGGCGGTGAGGGCTGCTTTGTGCCGGCGACACGAGGCATGGAGCGTCCTCGAGCACGCACGGGTCCTTCGACATCGAATGCCTTGCCAGTACCTTGAACGTGCGAAGCGACGCCTTCGCTATCGACGGCTTTGCCTTCCTTCTTTTTCTTCTTCGTGAGCCCATGCTTGGAGCGGTATTTATTTACGGTCATAGCCGCAACACGTTTAGACGATCCAGTGTCACGAATATTCTCGTACATGCGCTCCTGCTTGGGCGTGAAGTAGTCAGGCATCGTACGCCTCTACGCCACCGTTGGAGAGCCGTATACCGCAACGACGTACCAACCGAGCGTGCTGGGAGCACCCGGCTGTGACCACTCCAGCTCCACGCCGTCATTCACATGCGTGAACGTGACCGTAGCAAAACCCTTGGGTGTGGCAGGAGTGAGAACACCCGATGGGGTGCTCGCTGCGACCGTGCAACGAAGCGTCTTTCGCTGACCCGGAAACAGGCCATTGGCCAGCGTGTACGCCTGCGTGCCAGTGACGGACAGAAACGACGTGCGCAGTGCTGGCGCCACGGCACCTGACGTAACGGTTTCTGGGCCACCAACTGCTTCCGGCTTGGTACCTGCCGTCGTCGTGGCCACCAAAAGAGCACCACTCGTCCCACGTCCAACAACCTCACCAACACGGAACGGAAATGCTCCGGGAGTTGCGGAAGGACGCCCAGTGTTACTTAGAAACACGTCCGCCCCTGGGTTGCCAAGAGCGGAGGTGTCGAATGGAACGAGGATTTCGTCGTCGACGGCGTCTGCGTACTCACCGTTATTGGCCGTCGCCGCCATGAACATGATGTTCTCACTCGTGATGCCCGCATCCTGCGCCGTGGCTGGCGTCGCGAGCGGGAACACGTTTTTGCTCATTGGGTCAATATAGGTGCCACGAATTTTGACCGCGGTGCCATACGGAAGCGGACTGCCCGTGTTGTTATATACGCGAACACGCATTCTAGCTCTCCTTGGAATCGCGGGGAGCAGGCCCCGAGGTTGTTGACACCAAAGCATCGTAGACCAACCCGAAGTATTTGGTATCGAGATTGTGTTTGGCCGAAAACTGCTTGAGCTTGCCAAGCATGAAGCTGATGAACCCCTTTCGTCCGTCCATTTTCGGTGAGGACTGAAATTTAGTGGCAAGCTTACGCAGCGCTGCAGGGTCTATGTGCAGCACACGCGCGAGCTTGCTAGGGTCCACATACTCCTGCTGTATGGGATCGGGTTGCGGCTGCGGTTTGGACCCTCCTACCTGCTCGCGCGGCTTCTTCTCTTTTTGCTGCTCTTGTGCCTGCCCTGGCTTCTTCGCCTTCGCTTTTGGTGCCGCGCCAGGTTTGCCCTTCTCATTCGGATAGTCGTAGCGAACCTTGTTCGCACCCGCTCCCTGCTTTTTGGCAGAGGCTTTGCCCGTCGGTTTGGCCTGCTTGACCTTCTCTTCTTTCGGGTGTGGTAACGCTTTCTCCACCACACAAACAAACGCGGCTCGCTCCTTCTGAAACAATGCACGCTCGCGTCGCGTGGACTTACCCAAGTCGATCACCAACTCTAGATCCTTCTTGGATTCCTGCTGACGAACAAGCCGACTCATTGCTTGCTCACGCTGCATCAGGTTCCCAAAAGTCTCTTGGGCTTTGTCGTAATCACGAGCTTGCTTGTACTGGAAGCCTTTGCCCGTCATCACGTACCAGTACGCTTTGGGGCCGGCGATAAAGATACCACCATAACCCGTGTCATCCGGGAGTCGACGGACAGAAACGTCCTCCACACTCAACGACAGCGCAGGGGCCTTCTCTTGAAGGTACTTCTGCACATCACCGCGGATCGGGTCATAGACGAGCTGAGGAAACGTCTCCTGCTTGTCGTCGACGTGCAGAGGCTTCTTGTTCACAACTGCGAGATTATCTGCAGTGCTCATGCGTCCTCACTTGGTGCACGTCTAGACAACGCCTGTTGGCGTCTGGTCGCCCATCGGCAGTTGCGAGGGGTGTAATTTCCATTCGTTCTTTTGCGGTCAAGGGTGTATCGAGCCGAAGGTCGCCGACCTACGTCTGTTTTGAAATTTTCAAAACTCACACGCCACCGCTGACACACAGTGATTCCGCGACCACCATAAATACGATAACTACGGTGTTTGGGATTGTAACAACGCTGAAGCATCCCGTACCAACTGGTGTACGTCAGCGTGCCTGAACCCCGATGCCGTGTGAACAAACGGCGTGTAGTTTCTTTTCGTAAGCAACCACAGGACCGGCTTCTTTCCCGCAGCAAATCCGCCTTCCTGACCCTTGCAACAACACCGCACATGCACCGAACCACGCAGTACCGTCCACTAAAAATGGTGGTCACTGTCCAGCGGGTAAATTTAGCTCCAACCCGCATCACGATCCATCCAACGAGATAAAGAAGTCGCCCATGTCCGACGACTTGTTCAAATCGTTCTTCTTCCGCAGAGAGGCGTGAACAGAGGATTCCCAATCTTCGTTGAATACGGGAGTATCCTCGTCCTCCGTCTCCGCGCTCGATTCGTCGTTCTTTTCCTGGATTACCTTCCCAGCGTGCTGCTCTTCGTCATCGAACGTCTTGGGAGCCCCCTGCGGAGTCTGCACAGCGTTTGGGCGGAACTCGACGGCCTGTTGCTGAGGTTGAGGCTGCTGCCCATTTCCAGGACCCCCGCCAGGCGCTCCAGGAGCCCCAAGGAGCCCTTGAGGAGGTTGCTGACCGCCAGGAGCGCCCTGAGCCCCTGCAGGAGCACCTTGGGGCGCTCCTTGCGCCTGCTGCTGCATTAGAGCGCGATTGCCCGTGAACACCGCATTGAGAATGATATCTCCACCCTCAATCGGCTCACGATCGTCTTCCTCACGCACCTCGTTGACCGTCTTGTAGTTCTGCACCTCTTTCAGGCGCAGCTCGATAGCCTGCTCTTCCGACTTGGCGTCGAGACCAATAATCTCGATCTCATAGCGGTCATCGATCTCCCAGATGAGCTGGCGATTGAGAGTGGTAGCTATAAAGCGCAGAAGAGGACGAAGACCGCGGTCTTTGGAGAGCTTCTGTTGCGCCTCGTTGGTGGTCATGAACATCGGCTGTGACACACCGGCACCACCACGGAGGTCGAAGTTGATCTCGGACGGATCCATCTGGAAGCAGGCACAAGCGACTTTGATCAAATATTCAAGCCAAACTTGGTAGCCCATTTCCGTGTTACTCAGCTGGAGAGGGAACCACTCCACACCCTCTGCGTTGAGAACCGGCGTACGATGCGCGTTGGCAACGCCAGCCACTTGCATCGCCCACTGGCGACGAAACGCTTCCAGCTGCTGATTAGGAACGTTGCCTTTGACGTTGAGCAGACCTTTGATGGTTGCACCGTTGGAGAATTGACGCCTGTTCCATTCCTCCGCCCAAAGATGAGCGGTGATGGTGTTCAGCAGCATCTCCAATTCGGTGTACCCGTACCCATACACATCAATGTTGGCGCGTGGGTTGCGAACACAGAAAGCCAATTCGTCACTCGTGTACTCGTTGACGATCTTCCCATTCACAACCTGTGCATACTTGACCGCCTTGCGGGCCTCCTGCACTGAAAGGGGCGTCCCTTTCTTATGCTTCGGATAGGCAATACGCATCGACGCCGATGGAGTAGCAGTGAACGACAGCAGCTTGCCAGGCTTGCCGTAATCCACCGGCATGCCACGCACCTTCTCGAAGGTGGCCTGGTCCCAGGTGAGTGAATCGCGTACGAACTTCTTGGCGAACATCTCCAAATCGTCGCGATCACGGTTGTACTCGACACCCGTGTTCAGCAGAAACTTCTGAAGCCTTGCGCAGCGGCGGCGATCACCCGCGCTCATCTTCTTACGTGTCTGCCAATCTCGTGGTAGCATTTTAAACCCAATGCTGTACTTATTGGGTTGTGGTTGCATAAACGAGATGACTTGTTGGATACGCGTCTGAATGATTGCGGCAATGACCGGGTCGCGCTCCGTCATTTGAAGGAGCGTGTCATACGTGACCACGCCTGGAGTCTGACGGTACCCGAGCCCCATCGAGTCGAGCATCTGGAACGGGTCAACGAACCATGACTTTGGTGCGGGCTCGTCCTTCTTTTTGCCCCAACCCACAGAACGCAGGTAGTCCATCGCCTCCTGCGCCTTCTGCACGACAACAGGATCGCGGCTGCTAATATCAATAGATTCTGTGGTATCGGTTACCATCGGTTAGTGCCTCGCCAACTCACCCGGCAAAACCGGCTTGTAGGGACCGCTATTTGGAGACGGTGGCATGTTCGGCGTTGGCTTCGGCGGTTGGGGCGGAGGGGTTGGCGCAACACCACCGATGGTGTCTCCATCTCCCGTCTTCGTACGAGCCTTGCCCGCTTTTTTGTTACCACGCCCTTTGCTGAACAGCTCTGCGAACGACTTCTTCGCCTTCTTCTTCGACTTTCCCGCCACAGGAGCTTGGGCAGTCTTGGGCTGATTAGGTGGAGGGGGCCGCGGACTGGGAGGTGGATCGTCCGCACGAATCGGCTTCTGTCCTGACGGGTGGTACCAATCCTTGCGCAACTCATCACCCTTGAACAGGTCAGCAAACGTCCGCACCTCTGACTTGATCGAGTCAGCCTGCTTGTAGGCTTTCGCGCGCTTCTTGGCGTTATCTTGCCGATGACGCGCAAGCTTCAATTCCAACTTGCGCTTCTCGTGAGCGATACGGTCGCGCTTCAGCCAAAGCTTGTCGTAGCCGTCTTCAGCCGGTGCGGGCTTGGGCGTCGCCGCTTCCTTCTCACGCTTCTTCAATCGCATCTCATCGAGCGCAAGATCACGCTCACACAAGGCCACAGCATGGTCGAAAAATGGTGTGTCCTGAAACTGCGACAACCAATCTTCCCCATACATCGCCTTGTTGAGAGCGTCGATCTCCTTCGGCGTCCGCTCAGCTTTGGCCAACAGCGCGTCAACTTTCTCTCGTGACATCGAGCGATGAACAGTCGCCTCTTGACCACGCTTGTGTGTCGGCTGGTGAAGAACAGGAGACCCGATCTTCCGTCGCCAATTTCGCTCGTGCGGATTGATGTGCTCGTCATCTTCCGGCGAATGCCAGCCCACCATTTGCTTGATCTTGTCGTGGTGCTCGTCCACCCACTTCGTAGTCTTCGAGCGATGCTTCAGCTTCTTGAGCTTCTGCATATGCTCGTGGGCGATCTCCATTGCCGCATGAGACGCTTCGGAGTTGCCGTTGTGGTGATGCAGAAAGGCCGCCACGTGACCATGCTTCGACGCCAACGCGTGATCTTCACCGTGCTTGGAATGCTTGGCGTTGTGATGCCAGTTGTGCATCACCTTGTGGGCCTGGGCAGCCATGTGCTGCACCTTTGACGTGTACACAGGCTTGCCCGTCTTGGTGTAGTAGGCAATTCTGCCACCACGAGAACCAGGACCACGGCTAGACTTCTCCATAAGGTCGTCGAACGCGGACCCGAGCAACGCTACGACCGCCTCTTCGGAATAGGCGAAGCGGAAACGCGGAGAGAGGTTGGCATACAGTTCGTGGACTACACGCGGGTTGAATGGCTTGTCGCATCCGCACGACCCACCCTTCACAAGGCTCGCCAACGAACGATTGACCGTCCCGCTCGTGGGTCCAATTGCGTGAACACTACAATTGGAGGCGGACTTTGCCATATGGGCTTGAGCAGCACTTGACAAGACCGCCGCGAGCTGTGGCGCCTCGTCACCCAAGAACTCGATGGGCGTGGCACCCAAACTGGTATTGTTGGCCGTCTTGTCGTGGCCCGCCACAACCTGAGCTGCCCCAACCGTAGGACCAGCGCCAGGCGTACCCGGCTTGAGCTGTGCCAGTGGTGCATAACCCAGATGTGGCTCGCTTCCATCACCGCAAGAGGACGGCATCAGCGCCGTCAGGCAAACGCTCTTGTTGGTCTCGTAGTGAAGGCAGCCATGGCACTTCTTGTTCCACGGAACCACACGAGCCATGAAATTCGTGCTGCTGGCCGTCGCGGTGTCTGAAGACTTGCTGTTCATAGCGGGCTCCTTTGTCTCTACGCCGCGAAGACCACCGTCACGTTTGCCGGTGCTCCGTTGAGAGGTGTTGGATTCTGTATCCACAAGTCCAATCCGGCAGTCAGAGCAGTCCTGAGGGTGAGCTGTGCTTTGTTCGGAGGAAGAAGCTGCCCTGGCGTTGGAGCGGGAACTTGTTGTTGCTGAGGAACGATGGGGATGGGAGTCGCGCCAACAGGATTGCCGTTTGTTGAATTCAGCAGAATATTGATCTGCGTGTCTGTCTCGATATAGAGATACGTGGGTGCCACGCCGTCAAACGAGACACGCTGGTAAGCGCCGCTCGGACCCACAGCAGGAAGGACGAGATTCTTCGGCGCCCCCTGAGCCACATTCGAGTCGTCCATCACATACGGATTCAGACGATTGTCGAACGTGACCTCTTCGAGACCCGAGTCTATTGAGAGCGTGAAGGTCGATTTGATATAGACGCGCATGGGCGCCTCCTACTTGATCAAGTCGTTGTCGTCGATCACCTTCTTCGTCATCTCGTCACCCTGCCTCATCGTCCCATTTCCGCACTGAGGACAAGACGCACCAGCCTTGGCCAACATACGCGCCCCACAACGCGGGCAGCTCTGCTCATAATCAGCCTGGCGTGGTAACGACGGGTGGCGGGAAGGGTGCTTCGGCGTCAGCTCTCTCGGCATCTTTCTTTTCCTTCTCAGCCCGACGAGCGGCAGCCTCTGCCTCGTCAAACTGCTTGTTCAGTTTTTCTTCAGGATCTTCGCGCTCTTTGAGGAGGTCTCTGGCAGTGATAGTACCGGGATACGCGGAAAGACGCAATTGCTCCGCGATTTTGCGGTCCTGCTCTTGCTTTCGCTCGAACTCTTCCAGCTCTGCCTGCTGAGCTTTCTGTACGAGGTCCATGAATGGGAGGTTGGCCATCTGTTCAGTCCTCCGTCTCTTTTCGACGCTTCCGCCGCCTACGTTCGCTGCGTGCGCTTAGCGCTTTCATTGCTGTGTCACGACCACCAAATATTGATTTCAACGGCGTCTGGGCGCTCCCCACAGCCATGAACTCCAACGCCCGACCACGGATGTTTCGTCCTTCCAGGCGCGAGCTGATACGTCCAATCTCTGCCTCTACCAGCTCGGCGACCTCTGGAGGAACACGGAACTCCATCTTGACCCACTCACCATGTTCGTCGTCTTCGGCCTCAGGAGCTTCCTCATCAGGTTGCCCGTGAATCATCACGTCATCGAGACGGATGTTCTGGGCCTGCATCATGGTCTCCATATCCTCAGCGGTGTGAGGCAGCTGCTCTTCCAGCTCCGTAAGAGACATCCCGTAACCGTGAACAAGCTTCTTGAGGTAGTGAGCGTATTTCTTGGGGTCATTCGAGCCGCGGTTGTGGTTGAGCTGATCCGTCAGCAGCATTGAAATGCGTGTGTTAACACGCAAAACCAGCACAGGTGCTTTGTCGTACCCAAGCTCGGTCAAAATACGCTGACGGTGCTCACCATCAATGATCTGCCACTTCCCTTGGGCGCGAAGCTTCTTCTTTGGGTGAGGCCGGACCACCAATGGTGGTAGCTTCTCCAGTCCCACTTTCTTTATCAGTTTTTTGATACCACGTTTAGTCTTCGCGTACTCCTCATCCGTCATCGTGTTCGGATTCCACGTGTTCGGAATGAGGTCGTCGAGTGGCAACAAGGGAGTATCCGGTGCAGTGACCTCGTCTGGTGTCTCGGGTGATTCTTTCCGCTTATGCAGTTTCACCACGACATCTCACTTTCGCTTGGCGTACGTCTCTACCGTTGTGCGGAACGCTTTCTGGTTGAGGTAGTACAACTCCTCTTTGGCCTTATGGTCCATTTTCACAACCCGACTATCCTCGAACAGCTGCTTTCCGTGGCCTGCAAGACGGAAGGGGTTTGCGCTCACGAAAAACAACTCACGCTCGGGAAGATACTTCCGAATGTTGTGGATGAACCGAGCCGTGGCCATTCCCACAAACCAAAACGGAAACTCCTTTGGCATTATCGTGTCCCAACGAGACACGGAACTGATGAAGGAGATCATCCGCTCATCTGTCGTCAAGAACTGTGCGTTGAAAATAGCTTGCTTGATGGCCATTCCTGAGGACTTACCGTACGCATCCAAAGAGAGACCGGGAATTGACGGTAACACAGTCCAGTGAGGCTTCCCTCTCATGATGCCATACATCGTCCGCAGAAAAGACCACATGTTGTGCATGTTGCCAGACGTGTGGTACGTCGAGAAAATCAGTGGTGCCCAATAATCAAGGCCCACCTGCTTGTAGGCCTCGTCCCCGAACATCTCATGCTCCCACGCCTGCTCCAGACGATGATCGCGCATAGCGGTCACCAGCATCAGTTTCTGATGTGGTAGGAGTCGCAAGTAGTCTTTGAGGTCTTTGGAAAACCAACCTCGCGGCCCCCACACGTCGATAAGTGTGGCCGCAATAATGTCGAACTCGGGAAGGAACGGAGAACCCTTCGTCTGCTTGACACCACCACCGCGAGCCATCAACACAGCGTGGCTCTTCGCCTCAATACGCTTCCGTGGGGTAAATTTGTACTCAGGACGTGCCCAATCCGTAGACCCGTTGAGCACGAGGTTCATCATCGTTCCCTGCAGCGGTGCTTTGATGCATATAGCCGGTGCACGGACCTTGTAGCCGGCGCAAACGTCGCACTCTTTGAAGCAGATGCTCTGTGTACACGTTTTTAGTTTCTCAGCGTTGCACCCACCGCAAGGTCCGCCGTTTTTCTTGTACGCAGGGCAATGAGTGCAACGATCAGGACGTGACGCGCAAGTGAGGGCCTTCCGCTCATTCACGTCCTGAAGCACGGTCAACTGTGGAAGCTTGATCATCTAGTGATGCTTCTCAGGCTTCTTCGCACGAAGAACCCGCTTCTGGGTTTTGCGTGGTAGCATTCCGAAGATACCGCTCAAACGCTCTGCGCGCGTCGGACCCCCAGTACGGGTCTTCACGCGCTTGAGCGCCCCTCCTGTCTTCTTCTTGCGGCGCTTTGGTCCAGCAGCCTGCCCACCCGTCTTTCGACGAGCGAGGTTTGGTGGGACCTTGAGTTTCTTCGCCATAAGGTAGGCCTCCGTCGAACGTCGGGCACTGCTTCTGCCAGACTAGACGAAAAGCACCACGAAAACAATGGGGTGGACTTGGGAAGGGTTAAAACGAAAAGGCCAGCTCGAAAGCTGGCCCCTTCACTGCCGCCAGCCTTACCAGCTGACGCTATGTGGGCAACGCTAATCCACCACGAAAAACGGCTGTCTCGCGCTGCGCGCCAGGTCCGTCAAGACCTCGGTATCGCTGTAGTCGACATAGCTCAAAGTCAACTGCGAGGCACGGTCAGCATCGAGGCGGACCCTGACCAGCTCCTCACTGGCGTCGCAGTAAGCGACGATCTCGCTGTCAACGTAGGCGCTGATGTCGAATTCGAGCCCCACCACGGGACTCGTGACGACGCCGACGGCGACTTGGGTATTCGGTACCATCATCGTTTGGAAGGCGGGCTGGGGCGGCGGGGCAGTGGACTGGTGGGCTGACATCAGCAGTAAGCTGAGGCCAGCCGCTGCGAGAAGGAACTTCATCAGAGCCTCCATCGTTTCGCTACACCGTCAAGGACGGCTTCACAGAACTAAGAGGTACCACAAAAGCAAACATCGATGCAAACTATTTCGTGACGACTTGGATGAGGTTTTCTTCACCGCCCGTCTGCCTGCTCTCGATTTTGATTTGGTGGCCATGCTCGGCGTGGATTTTCATCAGCTCTCCAGCCGGGTCCTCACCACGCTGGACAGCCTTGATAAGGCGCCACTCCACCTTGTTGCGGAATTTCTGGTAGCGCTCGATCGCGCATTGGCATGGCGTCATCTCACGATGGGGCCGTGATGCCTCGAACACCTTTCCATCCGGTGTCTGAACGCGCTCCGTGCGAGATGAGCGTGTCCACACAAATCCTCGGCCCTCACAGCATCGCTTCTTCTTTTCCTGTGCCCACACTTTTGGGTCAATCGCGATGCCATATTCGTCGTGGGTGAAGATTTCGACAGCCTTTCCCTCCTCCAGGGTGATGGTGTGTTTCTCCATCGGCTTACCGAACTTCTTCACCACTAGGCTTTCGTGTAATGCTTCAGCTAGGAGGTCCACGGTCAACCACCCACAGAACTGAAACCGGCCGCCGTGAGAAATTTGGGGTTCCACAGCTTGCCACCTGAAACGCAGTCATTGCCGTAGGACACCACACCACGCCACCACTCGAGCTTGGCTTCTGCCTCTGCAACTGCCTGCCGATCACCAGATGACTTCGCGTCCGTGACCTTTTGTGTGGCCTCCGTAATGTTCCGGTCTTTATAACTCGCCCAGTCCATGCCGTGCGCCTTGATAGTCTTGAGGCACGCAGCAAGACCCTGGTTGTGTGCAATGAAGAGGTAGGCACGCATATCGTCTGCATTGTATGAACGAACAGCACCCATGATGTAGTGGTGCCGCTCTTCCGTCAATTTTGCGAACACGATTGTGTTTTCTTCGGCATCGTACGGATCCGCGTCTGCCATACCAACGTGGATCATCTCTTCTTTGCTGATCTGATACAGCCCCATCGAGATGAACCCAGTGACTTCGGTATCCTTCTCGTTGACAGTGAGGTCCGTTTCGTGTTGTGCCGTTCCCAGAGCGTACCGCGGGTCCACGCCCGTATGGAGGCACCACAATCGCACTACTTCTTGTGGAGCAATGGTGACCCGGTGCCCTTCTGGTAGGAACTCCACTTTCCGCTCTGCCATGGCTACTCCTTTTTTTCGTCGTCAGCCGGCAACCGCAGACCCCAAACGTGGTCACGGTCAATTACGAACTCACGCCCATCGGCGTCGGTGTATATGGTCCAGTTGGCCTGATCAGGAACGTCTATGATCTCCAGCTGTGAAGCAATGCCCGATGCTCGTTTTCCGAGCTTCTGAACTACCTCAACCAGCCTCGAATGGCTACGCAGCTTTGGGTCAGACTCGTATGGAAGGGAGCACTCATCGAGTTCGAGCATGGAGCGTGTGCGGTCTGAGAGCTGAAACCAACCACCGCGCGTGTTGATTACGACTTTCATGTGTTACCTCAATCGTCTCCGTCCTCGTCCTTGTCCTCGATCAGTAGCGAATTCTTGACCGCGTCGATAATCCGAAGGAGCCTGTTCAATTGCCGACGAACAACACGCTTCATCGGCCCTATGCTGTCACGAAGCTTTGTCACCTCGGAGGTCACATGGTCCGCCCGGCCATGCAGAGCTTCCACCTCTTTTTCAAGTTTTTCGAGACGTTCCTCTACCGAAAGCTTGGTTGGGTCCGACATAATCGGATAATGCCCTGCAGCTGCACTAGCACGCAAGATGCTTCCACCTGCGACAAATTGCCGCAGGTGACCACGCTAATGAGCTGGTCGGGCCACCCATACCTAATTGATCTCCGCCTGAGCTAAAGCGTCTTTGAAGAAGAGGTATCCATTACGCGGCCCGTCAACAATGTTGCACGCGACCGCGAACAGGGAAGGGAAATGTTTGCCCGTATCCTGACGCAACCACCCCTTTGAGGTACCACGGATAATGTATTTCTTACCCATGTACGGGCGCACGAGCCGCACACCAATCAAGCTCGTCGCAGTACGGGGAACTAATCCACGCTCCTTCAAACGCTTCAGCTGTGCATCCATCTTCGCTACGGTCACGATTCGCGGTTTTGGAAGCCGGTAGACTCGCGTTCGTCGCTTGTTTGTAGCCACGCTGCTCTCCCTTATTGTGTCGCGGTCTTCCAACTCGTGTCGCCGGTCTCAGACTCGAACTGCTTCTGAATGGCTCGCTGACGCTCCATAGAGCTTTTCACCTCCTGAGCCGTCAGTGGGGGTGGTTCCCGCCCCTGAGATGGGGTAGCCCGTGGGTCTGCTTTTTCCGTGGGAACGATTTTCGCGAGCGGATCGCGCACACGCTTGGAGAGATACTGCATGTGCCCATCTGGGCACTCGTGGCCTTTGTACTTGCCATCCTCATAAATCGCTGACGCCGTTTTGTTGCAGGCGTAGCAAGGACGATCTGCGTCGGCTACCTCACGCTCCTTTTCGAGACGGGCCAATGCCAAGCGGACATGACGCTTTCGGAGCTTCATGATGCGGAGGATAACTGGGTCCTTGCGCCAATCTTTGCTCATGGGAGACCTCAGCGTCGACTTGCACGGATCTTGTTGAGCACGCCCTTGATGTCCGGTCCTACCCATCCCGGAGGCTTCAGGCGTTTCCCATCGGCGCGAACGGGACCATCTTTTTTTCGCATATTTGCATTGTGAACTTCGTCGAAGAACGGTTCAGCGTCGACGCCCATGTCTTCGAGCGTACCGTAGGTGACGACGAGAGTGTCAATGCAGCCGTCTATGGCCTCTTCGAGGTTGGGCTTGTCACCGTCGACAAGGCCCTCACGTTTTTTGAGAACACTGGCGATCTGCTCCAAAGCAATCGCCACAGCCTTGGAGGTCCCAACGAGCGCACACAGCGTCTCAAAAGGCTCCTCCATCATGAGAGCGGCGCGCAGCTCTCCGTTGCGGATCATAGGCTCCGCAGGAGACGTGGGCATGAAGACGACTTCCTCGTGGAGCTGTCTAACCTGAAGCTGTGGTTTGTGCATCGCATTCTCCTTCGTCGCTGTTCACATCAATTCCAGAGGGGAGGCGGGGTTTTCGGTGCCGGTCCTTTACCAACCCACGTCAAGTCAAGGGAGACGTGGTCTGTACCGTGCTCTTTGATGAAGTGATCCTGGACGGAGCCCATGACCGTCGTGGCAGACCACGCACGCTGGCAAGTCTTACAGCGCAATTCCCAGTTCTTGAGATTGGAGGGATTGCGACGACCCCCGCCCACGAGCTACGCGTCTTCCAGCGCTGTACGAAGCGCTTGCGTGATGGTCGGAGCTTTCACAACGCGCTGCACGTGGTCATGGGTCTTGAAGCGCAGCTCGACGAGCCCATCAACGTTGTCGATGAGGATCAAGGGTGAGTTGTGCCGTGAACGCAGCATCGACGCCAAAGCATCCGCGTCGTCGCGAACACGAGATTCGTGATCACCAAATCGAAACACACCCTCATCGAGGTCTTTCTGGGTACCGCTGACGAACATGCTGTTAAGTAGAGCACCAACAGCATCAGCCGTCCATAAAAATCAACATCGGCTCATAGGCAGCACGCGTCTCGGTAACCACACCTAAGGCAGCAGTAAGCACCATGTACGGGCTGCATCTCCGCGAAGCAGTACGGGCAGCGCGTAGAAAAATCGAGGCCACGAATGGCCTCACGTGCGTCGCAGATGTAGCCGTGATGCACCATCAACTCGACGTATCTCCGACGGTCGCCACCCGACTCTTTCCACAGCTGGAAGGGTGATGGCTTCCCCTCGTCGGGCGCTGCTGGTAACATCTGAACATCACGATTCTTCATGAGGACCAGTAAAACAAACAGGAGCCACAGATGGCAATATTCGATGTCATCGGCGTATATGAAAACGCCAAAATCACGGCCCCTCCCTTCAACCCGGCAGCCTTAGTCAAGTTTGCGCAGCCCC